ATGCTCGCAGACTGGGGCGCAACTGGCTCCCTATGCGAAATCCTATGGGGCGTTGCTGAGGCTTCACCAGATACCGGCATCACTACAGTAATGACCGCTGCTTCTGGCGCAACCTTTACTTTCTCAATTCTTCCTGACTTCCCAACAGCCGGAGGCGCAGGAAACGAAGCGCAGACTGTATCCTTCAACTTCACAGTAGTCGGAACACCAGCAGAATCATTCAGCTAGTAACTAGATCGGGGCTTACTAATGAAACTACCAATTACCATAAAATTTAATAATGGGGAAGAAGCGACCTACGTCGTCAATCCTCCCGACTGGGCTAAGTGGGAACTCAAGACAGGTAAGACGATTCGCCAGAATGACGAAATCGGAATGAATGACTTGATGTTCTTGGCTTATACGTCTATGAGCCGTACTTCAGGCGCTAAACAGCTTAAGTCTTTCGAGACTTGGATTCTGAGCGTTGATGATATTGAAGTCGGTGAAGTAGACCCAAAAGCTACCCAGCCGGAAGCATAAACCGGACGCTTATCGAGTTATCTATCGCTACTGGAATACCGATGAGCGAATGGCAGACCGCCGAAGACATATTGACCGCCATCGAGATATTGGAGAAGCGCAATCGTGGATAATGTACGCATCGCGTATGACCGCAGCGAGCTATCCGGTATTAAACGCGCGTTCAAGGCGATGGATGCCGAAGCGCTAGACCAGGCGAAACAAGCCTCAGCTGAAATCGCTGAAATGCTTAAAGAGAAGATTATCCGCAAGGCGCAGACACGCCAAATCGCAGGAGCTTCCGCTCGACGTATTGCTGAAGGCGCTCGCGTTGCTAAGTCGTCAAAGATAGGGGAATTATCTTTCGGCTTTGCTTCTCAGAAATACTCGGGCGGAGGAACTACTCAACAGCTCTGGCCTGGCATGGAATTTGGATCTAATCGGTTCAAGCAATTCCCACGCCGTACCCCAAGACTAGGGCGAGGCAATCAAGGCTATTTTATTTACCCTACGCTAACTGAGAATCAGCGTGAACTTATTGCTAAATGGGAAGAATCCTTTAATCGCATACTAAAGGAATGGGATAAATAATGGCCGGTAGTCGTACCCTAAAACTTTCCATCCTTGCGGAGACCGCAGACCTAATCAAAGGCCTAGACAAAGCTAACCAGGAAACGCAGACATTCGGCGATAAGGTAGAAGCTGGCTTTGCTAAAGTCGGTAAAGCTGCCGCGCTTGCTGCCGCTGCTATCGGCGCTCTTGCGCTAAAGATGGCCGTTGATGGCGTGAAAGCTGCGCTGGAAGATGAAGCTGCTCAGGCTAAACTTGCTGCCACGCTTCAGAACGTAACAAACGCAACTGACCAACAAATCGCTAGTGTCGAAGAATATATCTATCAGACTTCCATCGCTGTCGGCGTTACTGACGATGAATTACGCCCATCTTTCGAGCGCTTGTTTAGATCCGTTAAAAATATAGATGAAGCCATCCGCTTACAAACCCTGGCGCTGGATATTTCAGCTGGCACAGGCCGTAGCCTTGCCCAAGTCAGCGAAGCATTAGCCAAAGCCTACGATGGCAACTTTGGAGCGCTAAAGCGTTTAGGTGGCGGCATAGATGAATCCATCATTAAGAATAAAGATTTCGAGGGAGCCGTAGCATCGCTCAGCAAGACATTTAGCGGGCAAGCTGACGTAGCTGCCAATACTTACGCAGGGCGCGTAGAACGCCTTAAAATAGCATTTAACGAAGCTAAAGAATCTATCGGCGCTGCTCTCTTGCCACAATTAGGGAAACTTACTAATTTCCTACTCAATGAAGGCGTACCGGCTTTTAATGCTTTCGTCGCTGGCTTAACTGGTAAGGGTGGACTAAATACCGCAATCGGTGAGACATCGCCTCGCGTCGTAGAAATGAACACTCGACTAACAAGCGCCGAAGAAATTGCTAATGAGCTTGGCAAGACAATCCGTAACGTGGGCAGCCGATTCGCAGAACTGTTTGCTATTTTCGATACCGCTACAGGTGGTCAAGGTTCAGCCGTTGCTGGATTAGAAAAAGCGCTCAAAGCGCTTAACGCTGTTGCTCAGGCAACCGCTAAGGTTCTCGAAGTCATTAACGTAACGATTCAAGGCATTGTGGACGGATTTCGCGACATCGTCCGATTTGGTAGCCAAGCAAAACAATTCCTCAGCAACATCAATCCATTTGGTGCGCGTCAATCATCATTCGATGTGCCAACCATGAGCGCCCCAAGTACATCCAGCCTCGGTAGCGGTTCGGCCAACTACATCACAGTAAATGGCGCTATAGATCCTGAAGGTACAGCGCGCACGATTATTAACGTACTCAATAACAGCCAAAGCCGAGGCACACTTGGAGCAGGAGCGCTGGCGTTCTAATGACCGCATTCACGCCTCAATGGAAAGTCACTATTAACTCGGTGGATTACACCGATGTTACTTTGGCTAATCTCACCATTACTTCAGGCCGAACTGATATTTATCGCCAGCCTGTAGCTGGTTACTGCCAGGTAGAACTGATAAACCTAGATTTAAGCTCTGTGGTTACTGAGATAAATCAAGGCATCACCATTAGCGTCAAAGATTCGACCAATACCTACCAGCCGATATTCGGTGGATTTATCTCGGACATCGTCCAGGAAGTCAGGGATTTAGGTAACGTCGCTCAGGTTCAGGTCATCACGATAACCGCGCTAGGCGCGCTCTCAAGGCTTCCTAAGGCCACTACAGACGGCGTTCTATCCCAGGATTACGAAGGCAATCAGATTTACACGTTGCTCTCTGGCGTACTATTTCAGACCTGGGCGCAAGCGCCAGCTACTACTACATGGGCAACTTACACGCCTACCGAAACATGGGAAGATGCGCTCAATACAGGACTGGGCGACATAGATCAACCTGGCGATTACGAGATGATTTCGCGCTCAGCTTCGCCGACTGATGTCTACACCTTAGCCGGTGATATTGCCCAAAGCGGCCTAGGTTATCTTTTCGAGGATGCTGAAGGTCGAATTGGTTACGCGGATTCTACCCATCGAGCCCAATACCTTTCGACAAATGGTTATGTAGAACTATCCGCTAATGATGCCATTGGACGAGGTATCAGGCTTTACACAAAGGGTGGCGATGTCCGAAACTACGTCACGATATTCTCTGGCAATAATTTTAGCGATGAAAGCGTTGATTCCGACCCTGCGTCTATTGCTCAATACGGCACACTCAGCCAGACAATCAACACTTACTTAAAACACAAAGCCGACGCCGAAGCACAAGCAGAGCAATATATTCAACTGCGCGCCTATCCTCGACCTGGCTTGGATGCGATTACCTTCCCTCTCGTTAATGGCAACATAACCAACCAAGATCGAGATGCGCTGATTAACGTATTTATCGGAATGCCCGTAGATCTTCTCGACTTGCCAGCCAATATGAACGATGGCCAATTTCAGGGATTCGTCGAAGGCTGGACGTTCCGCGCAGGATATAACACTCTTGACCTTACGATTCTTATTAGCCCACTCTCATTCTCGCTTCAGGCGTTCCGCTGGAACTCTGTGCCTAATACTGAGACGTGGCAGACCCTATCCGGTACACTAGACTGGCTAAACGCGACGATAGTCGCCTAAAGGAGAACGAATGGCAACGACAACCAACTTCGGATGGGAAACCCCCGACGATACCGACCTGGTTAAAGATGGCGCAGCTGCGATGCGTACGCTCGGTAACTCGATTGATACCTCATTCGTAGATCTTAAAGGTGGCACTACTGGACAAGTATTGGCTAAAGCCTCAAACACAGATTTAGATTATACATGGACAACGCCTGAAATTGGAGATATTACCGCCGTAACTGCGGGCACGGGTATTTCAGGTGGTGGCACTACTGGCGCTGTAACTATTACGAATAGCATGGCAACAGCTATTGACGCTAAAGGCGATTTAATAGCCGGAACTGGCGCAGATACTTTCAGTCGTCTTGCTGTTGGAACAAATGGTTATGTATTGACCGCCGATTCAACGGAATCTACTGGTATCAAATGGTCAGCCCCATCAGGGGCAAAGAACTTTACTCTTATTGGAACTGGAACATTAACTGGAGCGCAAACAGTAACAGTAACCGGATTAAGCAATTTAGATCAAATTTGGGTTCTTGTTAAAGGTGCTAGTTCAGCAAATTCTGCCTCTACAATTCGCGTGAGATTCAACTCTGATACTGGAAACAATTATTACAATTATGGTATTTATATATCGGCGGGAACTACTTACAATGCTCTTAATTTTCTTGGTTTGGATGATACAGGCGGTGGTGCTCCAATAGGAGCATTGGCCAACAGCGCAGGAGATACTTGCTGGGGCGGATTATTTTTATCGGGTGGAGCTACCTCCGGCAAAAAAATGTATCAGGTTAATGGTGGCGCTGGAAATAGTGCGGGAACGGCCGGACAACAGCTGAGAGCTATGACTGGTTTCTGGAATAACTCCGCGACTATTACTAGTGTTAGTTTATATTCAGAATCTGGCAACTTTGACGCAGGTACTTTCGATGTTTACGGAGCGGCATAATGTATAAAGAAAAAATAATCAACGTTATAACAGGTGAAGAAACTTGGAGAGATCTTACTTCTGAAGAAATTGCCGTAGTAGAAAAAGCACAAAAAGAAGCTGAGGCACGAAGCGCACAATTAGCGGAAAAAGAAGCTATACGTCAGCGCGCATTGGCTAAACTCATCGACCTCGGATTGACCGAGGAAGAAATTGCTGCCCTCTAGGCTGACGGGTAATTGCGCAAATGAGCAAATCCCGACCTGGGAAGATTACGACCCCGAAGCTCTCTAAGGCTGCCCAAAAACTACGCTCACAGATTAACGCGACTTATCCTAAACGCGATAAATCAAGTGATGGCTGGGTAGGCGACACTCGCCATCAGGCAAGGCCGTCAGATCATAACCCTGATGCTACTGGCATGGTTCGAGCTATTGATGTGGACGCAGACTTAACAAAGCGTTACAAAGACGCATCCTGGGATCTGGCCGAAGAACTTCGCTTAGCTGCTAAGGTTGGCGATAAGCGTATTTCGTACATCATTCATTACGGGAAAATTGCTAGCCCTCGCATGGGCTGGAAGTGGCGTACATATAAAGGCAACCCACACGCACACCATATCCATATTAGCTTTACACCATCGGGCGACAATGACGGAAAACCATTCCAAGTAGAGAGCCTAAAGAAATGAAACTAGACACCAAGCAAATCATGATGGGCATAACCGGCTTCCTGGTCTGCTGGCAAGCCACTAATTTCGAGTTGGACTATAGATCCATTCTTTCAGCTGTAGTAGCTGCTGGCTTATCAGGCGCTAACGGAAAAAAGAAGGCATGAGCGTCGGGGATTGGATTGCCGTTATTGCCGTAGCCTTTACAGCGCTTGGCGGAATTACTGGCATCGTTCAATTCCTGGTCAAGCATTACCTGGCTGAGTTACGTCCTAACTCTGGTTCAAGCATGAAAGACCAAGTAACGCGCCTAGAGCAGCGTGTGGACGACATTTACAAAATTATTCTTAATAAGACGCTATCCTAGTCTCAGCGTAGGGGGTTCAGCATGGAAGAACAGACACCAAAAGAAGATTTCGTCCTCATGTCCGAACCCTTAACGCCAATGCTGACGATGGCTGTCGAAGCGCAGCGATTACTTCAGGCATATCTCAAAGCTGGATTCACTCGCAAAGAATCATTCGACTTAGTATTGAATCAAATGCCAGAATGGACATTCCCAGGGCAAACCATCATTGAAGAAGATGAAATAGATGATGAAGAAGATGATGATCTATGGGAAGATGTTCCTGATGAAATGGAAGATTACGATTAGACTTGTTATCGTTCCAGACCTACAAATCCCATATAACCATCCAAAGGCTACCGCTAACGTTATTGCTTTTATTAAGGCAATCAAGCCAGATGCCGTTGCCATCGTCGGAGATGAAGCAGATTTGCCCATGCTCTCAAAATGGGAAGCAGGTTCCCGAGGCGAGTATTCCGTCAAACTACAATCAGACCTTGACGCAACTCGTAGCGTTCTCGCGTCTATTCGGAAAGCTTTAGGCGACGATAAAAAGATTCACCTCGTACGATCTAATCACACAGACCGATTCGACCGATACATCGAGCGTAACGCCCCAGCGCTAGCAACCCTTAAAGGCCTGAAGTACACCGAGCTAATCGGCATCAAAGATTTAGGCATCACCTGGCATGAGCAACCAGGCCTTATAGCCCCTAATACAATCCTGGCGCATGGCGACGAAGCGAACCTGGTTCAATACGCGGGAGGCACAGCTGCCAAACTGGTCGAGCGCATGGGAAAGAACGTAGTCTGCGGACATACTCACCGGCAGGGCATTATATGGCGCTCTACAGGCCTCAGGGGGCGATTAGAGCCACTTTTCGGCTTTGAGGCAGGACACCTCATGGCTGTACGCAAAGCGGCCTATACACGCCCTCTGAACGCTCCTAATTGGCAAATGGGATTTGGGATGCTGGAAGTCTCAGGAAGCCTAGTGAATCCTATTTCAATCATTATGCGACCCGATGGGTCATTTACCTGGAATAAAAAAACCTGGGGCTAAATGCTTGACTAGCCCACAACCTGTGGCTTACCCTGTGTATAACGGATTTCGCAAGGGAATCCAGACAGGGGCAAATAATGGTTGATCTAGATATGAATACAGGGCAGATTATTTTCTGTCTTATCTTTGGTGGCTTAGCGTTCTTGGCTGGCGCACTATGGGGCTACACTTCCGGCCATGATGACGCGACGCGTAGTTATTACTCAAACGATTATAAAAATGAATCAGCCAAAAACTAACGACTACGACGACGTATCTTGGGAATACGCCGAATGTCGTGGAGCGAATACGGAAATCTTCTACGCTAATCGCGATGAACTAGCTGAGCAAGGGTTGAATATGCGAAGCGTTCGGGCGATGTGCGGTCGCTGTGTTATTCGGCGTGATTGCCTAAGTTATGCGATGGGAAATGAGAAGTACGGAATGTGGGGCGGATTAACCCAAGAAGAACGCACATATGTCCGACATGGCAGATTAACTCATTCGCAAATGCTAGGACTATTACGCGACATGGCTGAGATGAACATAAGCCTGAACTCTATTATCGAGTTTATTGGCGCTCGTAAAAATTTTATGGACAGGGAAACAAACTATCGGGAAGAAGGATTATGAGTGGGTTCAATATTGACAATTATGAGACAGTCGATTCGCGTATTGCGCGATTCTGGGAAATGTATAAAGATGGATCTATCCTCACAGATGTCTTTAGCGAGGCTAGACCTGATGGTCGCGTGGAATGGATATCTAAAGCAACCATTAGGAAAGAAGCTGATGGCGTTATTGTGGCGACTGGATGGGCTACTGAATACGAAGGAGCCAATAAGTTTGCGCCACATAATGCGCCTGAACTTGCTGAGACTTCGGCGATTGGTCGGGCATTGGCTAACCTTGGGTTCGCTAAAGTTGGAGAACGACCTTCGCGCGAGGAAATGGCTTCCGCACGATCTAAAGA